TAACTTGTTCTAGCAGGTCAATGGTATCGGCGGGCAGATCGTACTGCCCAGTGCCCTGCACCAAGCTGATCTCGCCTTCGTCGATAGTCCACAGATTAATCCCACGGTTTTGCCACTCGATTGTCATCAAGTTCATGGAGCGACGAGCGGTACGAAGGTCGTACCCAGAACGCATCTCACGGCCCGCACGCTCCCATGCTTCCTCGGCAATCTCCGTGAAGTCCATGTTGAACGCTGTTGTGCCGGATGTCGTCATCTTATTTTCTCGCCGCTCTCATGTTGTCTACAAGGTTAGGGTATGGACGCCCCGCCTTGCGTGCTGCCGCTTTCGCGCTGGCTTTCTGCTTGGTGGAGAGCTTCTTAGGTTTACCCGCCTTTTTAGGGCGTGGTTTGTCCCATACCTCTCCACCTTTTGCGTAGCAGTGACAGCCTTTATTTCGGTAATCCCGACGCATTTAGCACATCTTGCAGGGGCGAACGCCCTTCTGCGCCATGCCTGCACCGCGTACTTTACCGCCAGACTTCATCTTCTTGACCTTGCCGCCCATCTTCATACCGCTGCCACGAGCCAAGGTCTCTTGGTCGTATGCTTCACGCATAGCTGCGCGATTGCCGCGTTCTACTGCGCCACCGTCATCTTCCATTTCCATGCTACGAGGACGTGGCTTCGGACGAGGCGAAGTCATTGGTGCACCGCCGCGCTTTTTGCGGCCTTCCATCAGGTCTTCAGGGCGCATACGAGGACGGGGCGATGAGGACATGCCACCTGCTTGGTACTTTTTCATGGTAAATTCCTTTCCCACACTTTGAGGAACCCCGACCTTCTTGGCAAATTCGGGGTTGTTTGCCACAGCTTGCATGAAACGCTCTTGCTTTTTGGACTTGGCAGGCATCAGCAATTCCACGCTCTGAGAGACTTATTGATCCGGCTATTCGGATCGTTTTTCGTCTTCTCGCTAGTAAGTTTCTTCTTCATGCCCGACATACGGGCACAGAATGATTTACGGCGGTTACCGTCTTTGGTTCCCGCTTTCGCGTTGGGAGCAGGGGGTTTCAGGTTCATGCCCTGCTTCTTAGCCGACGCGCGCCCCTTCGCATTCAGGCCACCTTCCGGGTTCTTGCCCTCTTTGCGTTGCCATGCGGGAGATTTTGCCCCACCGCCTTTTTTGTAATACGCGCGCATGACATCCCCTAGCTGTAGAATACAGTCATTGCACTGATGTTGGTCATCGCGGTGATGAGCACATCGTCTTGGCAACGAATACCCCAATCGGGAATGTTTACGGAGTGCGAATCAGACGCCAGAAAGTCTAGGTCCAACACAGTAGGGCCACCGGCACCATCAGTAATAGTAAGACGGCCTGCACCTGCTGCAGTGGTTAGCACCTGCACCTGACGGATACGCGCTGGGCCAACAGCAAGAGATGCTGCGGTGGTAACGCGTTTGGATTTTACGTCCGAGTTAGACATAGGTTAACTCCCCTTCTTTTTTGCAGGGCGACCGCGCTTAGGAGCTGCGGGCTTAGTTTCCCATGCCTCGTTTACGTCTGGCGTAGATAGATCATCACCTTTCAGCGTACCATCAGCGTTGCGGGCGCGTGCTTTTTCTACGCCAATCCCGCGACGTGCTAGTTCTTCCGCACTGGGTGGTTGAAAGCGATCACTCATCTTTCACCCCCTTACGATGCTGCGATAGCGGCGCCTGTATCCGAACGAAGCCAATCGGTGCCGTCAGAGAACGCTAGAATAGCAGAACCCGCTGCGCCGTCGGAGACATAAACCAGAGTACCAGCGCCCGCGGATGCGGCAGAAGGTGCGGTAGCAACAGTATAGGTGGGAACTTTAATATCGCCAATGAAACCGTTGGTGGAAGTCACTGGACCGGAAAAGGTGGTCGAAGCCATTATAATACCCTTTGCACAAGGATTTGCTTCGCAGTCTGTGCAACGTCAGGAGGGCGGGTACCTGTCTACGAAGCTGATGTTAAGCCCTGACAGGAGATTACACCAAAACAAAATAAAAAGAAAGGGGGAACCGAAGCTCCCCCTTCCGTACGCTCGAAGGCCCTATGGGAGGATAAGTTAGGCCCCCGGCGAACCAAAGATACCCAGAGGATCGGAAACGCCAAACGAGTAGCGCTCGCGAGCCTTGTAGCGGCTGTTGCCAGTATCGAAGTCGGCGTCCATCGAAGTCGACATCGGGGTACGGACAAAGTGCTTCAGGCCATTGGGAACGTCTGTCATCAGGAACCATGCGTTGGTGTCCGTCAGATAGTGGTTCACAGTGTAGCCCTCTGGGATCGAACCGTTCGAACGCAGTGCGTTCAGGTCGTTATCGGCGGTGCCGACACGGCCTTCGGTTTCCAGCAGACGAGTGGCAACGAACTGCAGCGCGGGCGGGATAACCAGCTTGCGCGGCTTGGCTGCGATCAGCAGACCACGTTCGTCAGTCCACTGGCTGATCTGGATAACGGCGGCTTCAAGCGAAGTCTCGTTCAGGTCAGCCGCGACTGCAGGGCGGTTCGAGTTCGAGCCACCCGAGACAAGTGGGTGGTCGGTGGCGCATAGCGACTTACCATCGCCATAAGTGGTGCCAGCTGCGAACGCATTGTTCAGGATAGCAGCAGCTTTAACCTGCTTGGTGTACGCCATCGCACGAGCCAACGCTTTGGTATAACGAGCCGACAGCGAGTCGTACAGGTTATCTTCGATTGCTTCTTCGGTGATCGAGAAGCCCATCGCGATGGTTTCGTGAGTGTAGCGTGCAGTCCATGCTTCCTGAGCATTGTCATACTCAATGGCAGCACCTTCGCCTTTGACGGGAGCCGCGGAGAAGCCACTCAACTTGGTTTCTTCCTCAAACGAACGTTCGGAAGACTCAGTCTCGTAGATTTCAGCGTGCTCTTCGCCATATTTTGCGTATTCCATCCCAAACAGAGCGTTTAGTCCGGGGAGGAGTTCTTTAAGTAGCTGGGCGCGTGAAATAGCCATGATACATCACTCCTTATACGCCGGTCGTGTTGTTATACTGATGACCCGCGTTCCATTTAACGTAGGCTTCGGTATAACCACCCGAGGTGTTTTTGGTTTCCTCAACCAACCCGACAATGCGGAAGGGCAGAGTGTTCGTAGTCGCCGAGGTATCGGAGATCGCGCCGCGGGAGTTACCCGAAGTCGAATCGCCGGTGTTGTCTACGCCAGCAACGTTTGCACCGATATCAGTGATCGCCAGATCGCCAATCGTGGTGCCCGAAGACACTACGGCTGCTTTGAACAGCAGATCGGTTGCGTCTGCAACGTATGCGACGATGTCGCTCGCTACAGTGCCTGCAGGGTAGTACTGGCTGTACAGTTCGTAACCCAGATTCGGGTCAGTGTACTTGCAGCCCATGAAAACCCCGACGGGGGTCATTGCAGCGTCAAACGCATCGCGCTCAACGGTGCCGCCGGTGACAAGTTTCACGGCATCACCAAAGAAGATCGAAGTGTTGTAGCCACTTGCGATTTTCATTTGGCGGTAGACACCACCTACAAAGGGGGTCCCGCTCAACAGTTTCACCGGAATAAGGCCATAAGGCCCGCTTACAGTAGGATAAGCCATTGTTAGCTCCTAATCAGCTTCCGTTACCAAAAGTGACCTTCGTTTTCCGCTCGTTGAAGAGGGGCATACGAGGATCGTTCTCGCGCATGAAGTTGTTGTCCACCGAGTTCATCTGGGATTTGGTTTGGGTGTCGTAATATTCATTACGCTCCTCGACCAGCTCCTTCGGCGCTTTACACAACATTAACCCACCAATCACCACATTGTCGGCAAACCGCTCGTTCTCGACGGTAACCATGGTAATCTCGGGGTGGTCTGCCGCTTTCACGGGTTCCCAACCTTCACGCAGTTTCGAAGAAACGTTCGTGGCGTCGGCCTGACCTTGGGTGCTTACGCGGACCCAGTGGTACTCATATCCATCCTCGGGCGTGGGGGAAGGTAGAACTTCCGGGCGCTGCCAGCTCCGTTTACGGACGGTTTTCTCACGAGTCTGTAGCTCGCGGTCAATGCGATTCTCAGCCATTTTGTTTCCTCATGTCTAATGCAACCTGTTTGGCGTACTGTTGCGGGGTAAGTCCAAGCCTCGTCGCGATCTGCACTTGGGTTTTTGTTAGTGTCACCTTCTTCGGCGCGGTACTGCGCGTTGCTGGTGCCACAACCTGTGCTTTACGCTTCGGCTCCGGGGCCACCTCGACTTCTGTTTCGTCCTCCTCGAAACTATCCGGGAAGACTTGCCGCATACGAGAATTGATCTTCTCGTAGTAGTCATCACTTTGAGGGCTTACGCCCTCTTTGACGAGTTTGTTATGCAACCCCAGCGCAAAACTCGTCATCTCATCGTCTTGCCCGAACCATGAATTGGCTTTCTGCCACTCCACAGCCCGCTGGTCGACTTGTGGTGCCGGGGCGGGTTCTGGTGTTGAAGGTACAGGAGTTTCCTTCTCCTGTAAAGTTGGTACCTTGAGATTACTTATTCTTTCGAGCTTAAGCCTAGCAGCCGTTAGCTTATCGTTAGCGTCCATGACAGCGTCTGAGTCACCAGAGTCATAGGCTGTTTTGTATGCGTTTTTAGCTGCTGCAACTTCAGCCGCTGCGTTCTTCTTAGCCTGCTCGATCAGCGCGGCTTGGCTCTTGGTGCTGCTGGCCTTGAGTTTTTTATTCTCTTCCAACAACTGCTGAGTCACACGCTCAAGCTCTTCGCGGGCACGCAGGGCTTCTTCTTTAGCCCGACGCTCGTCGTGGTAGCCCTTGGAGAAGTGCTTGATGCGCTTGCGGACCTTGTCAGAGTATTCCTCTAACTCCTCGTCCGTCACATCTTCCGGCGGGTCTGATGGCTTTCGCCCACGATCTGCTTTCGGCGTGTCGTCCACGACCTCAACTTCGAGGTCATCTGCGTCTTCATAAGCTGTTTTAAACGCTTTTTTAACGGGCTTTTTAGGCTCGTCTTCAATATCCACCTCGACTTCGTCTGCTTTGGCTTTGCCCGGACGCTGCATCGGCTCTGCCGATGACGGTTCGATCTCGATGTCTACAGTTTCCTCTTTTTCGTCAGGAAACTCAAACTCCACTTTCTGAAACGGCATGTGTCACCCCCCTACGCACGCTGGATACCACGAGGATCAGCTACCACTGCCTCGATAGAATCGTCATTCATCAACCGATACTCGGTATCACCCATCTTGAAGCGAGTGCCCGAGTTCATGCGGAACATGACGTAGTCGCCGGGCTGGCACCAAGGCCCGTCAGGATACCGCGAGGCGTCCTTGTACGCGTCAGCGCCCATGTCCACGACCAACCCGATGATCGACATAATGTGGTCGCGGTTGCGTTCCGTATCAGTCTTCAGAATCCTAGTGCCCTCGTATGTCTCGGAGGTCTGCGGTAGCGCGATAAGCAAGCGGTAACCCACTGGCTTTGGGAGCTGCGCCTCAAATTCTTGTTCCCCGCTCAGTTTAACTGCTGGTTCAGTCATCGTCATTATCCATATAGTTACGCGAGAGGTCTTCAATGTATGACTTGCCAGCTTCGAGACCCCGAATTAAGCCGACAACTTCCCTGTATGCGGCGTAGTCTTTAGGCGACCCGCCGGATAGGAAACTCTGTGCAGACGAGATTTGCTCGTCGATCTTATCTATGAGCACGTCAAAGACGGTCTTTGCCATGGTTTACTTATTCCCCCCACTTGGCTTCTGTTTCTGCTGCATTAGCTTCGCGACCTCGATCTGAGTTTTGTCACGAGCGGCGCGCCGAGCTTGACTCATCTCCACACCCTTAACTTCGGCGTCGATAGCCAATTCTGTTTTGTCCACCTTAAGCTGCTCTGCTTTCAGCATGGCGTCTGCAGCGGCCTTGGTTGTTTGTAGCTGCATCTGCTGCTGTTTGATCTGTGCGTCCACCTGATCCTTCGCGGCCTTGCGCTGGACCTCGGCTTGCTTAACCTGCAGCTCGGCCTGCTGGAGCTGGAACATCGGGTCTTGTGCCTGCTGCTGTGCCTGCTGCTGTGCGGCTTGCTGCTGATGCGCCTGAGTAAGTTGCTTGCCTGCATCTGCGACCAGACGAGACAGTTCGACCTCGACCTCTTCCGGCAGCTCCTCGTTGGGTGGTGGTAGCGGTGCCCCGAGGCGCTCCTCGATCTGTTGACGATACTGGAAACCAAGGTGTTCGGCGATGTGTGCCTGCAACGAGGCCATAATCTGCTTGGCCTGCGGGTTTTGCCCGATCATCTGCATAATCATCGGGTCCTGTAGGAACGACGTATGCGCGGCCAGATGGGCTTGGTGGTCCTGATAGATGAATGCCTTCATCGGTTTGCCAATCAGTGCGTCCATATTCTCGCTGATCGGGTCGGTCGGCTTAGCATCATCCCTCGTTGGGACAAGTTTATCTGCGTTCTTGATACCCAGCACCTCGATCATCTGGCGGTGTAGCTGCGGCAGATCGTAAATCTGTGGTGCCGACTGAGCCATCTGCAGCACCGCTTGGTACTGGACAACCCGCTGGGCCATGGTGGAGCTGTTAGGATCGCTGACGGGGATCACGTCAACCATCTCATAGTCAGCCTTACGCGCGCTTATCTCGCCACGATGTGGCTGATACTGGTACTCCTCCGGCGCATACTCGGCGATGATCGCCTTGAGCATCTTAAACTCTTGCTTCATCGCGTAGTGCACGCGCGCCTGCACCGCCGCCATCGGCTTCAGAGTCCGTTCCAGCAGCGCCAGAGTAGTGCCCACAGGCGCATTTGCCGACATATCAGAGATATTCAGGTCAGAAATCGCCCCGAGGCGCCGTCCTTCCTGCGTAATCTGCTGGAGCAGCGCCAGAAGCGTCTGAGATGGCTCTTTGTACGGCAGTGGCATGATATTGTCGCGGATTGACCCCGACGGCACGTCCACATCCTTAAATTCACCCGGTTCGATGGGCGAATCGTCGCCTTTAATGCGCAATCCGCGGGTTTTCAGGCCCCCCGGCAGGTTCGACAGCGTGCCAGCGTCAACTAATTGACGGATCAGGCTGGTTCCAGCCTTGGCGTAGCCCCCGATAATGTGGATCAGGCCCAGCCCATAGAAGCCAAACCCCGGAACATAGGGGTAATGGACGAAAAATTGGTTCTTCAGGGCCAGCGGATCGTCTTCTTCGTAGTTGCGACGGATGGCCAGCACCTCCCCGGTGCCCCGCTCGATCGTAATTACGTACGGTTTCGGCAGATCGTCCTCGTCGTCCACCCCATCTAGGGTCGTTTCGACGTGGATTTCGTACAATGTGTACCGATTGTCGTTTGTTAGCTCGTATCCGCCCTCTTC